CCCTTTGACACAACGCACCAAGCGTTTGCATATAGAATCGTGGTCTATGGGACCGACCACTGCGCCCAACTCCTCACTGAAAACGAAGCTCCTCTTTAGGAAAGTCGCTTCAGATATGGAAATAAAGGCAATGGATTCCGCTTCTTTATCAGCCATGGTGTATTCTACTCCTATCTTCTTAAGAGCATTACTAACCTTGGTGTGATCAAAGAAGTGAATCCTGGGACTTACACTCATTATGTTATCATCTCCATACGTAAGCAAGCTCACATTTCTTTTGAAATCGTGAATGCTATGCGCTGGCGACAATAGAAAGTACGCGTATCGCATGTACAAACTATTGACTAAGGAGTTAATAATAACAGTTAATGGATGCCCACTGGGATTTGTGCCAAAGAATTTGACCAGGTCGCCATAGAAATCAGTGGTGGCAAAAGCAACATCATGTGCAATGCAGTCAATAGCCTGCAGTTCATCGCTGCTGTAGCCAGCCAATTTGCACATAGTGTGCATAATATCAAAGGCTGCCAAAATAAAACACGGACTCATTCGCTTATCAAATTTCGAATAATCTCCGGCAATAATACGGTCTTTACCATGTTTCACGATATACTCGTAAGCCATGTGCCACTCAAAACTCGGCGCTTGAACTCCAACGGCCAATTCAAAATTGAAAGCGTTCCGTTGTATCACTCTTACACACGGTAACAAAAATTTCCGCATTACGAGTGAGAAGTCCATGGGCGCGCAACTAAAAGTTCTAGTGGATCCTTTCTCCGCCTTACTTATAGTAACAGGTTCATCTTTAAGATTAGCCCGAAATATAGGATGGTATTGAATCCCATGCCCATATCGAGAAAGAATATCTTCGACACGTTTGTGCATCTCAGGTGTAATGTCAATTCTGTCAGTGGGCACTCCATTGGCATCACAAATAGGAATAAGGTGTTTCCTCTTTGATTCACACCACGGAAAGCCCGCAGATGTAGATCTTTTCAGAGCATCTATAAAAGCCACGGCTGGTACACCATTTATTGCGGTATCCAAGTCCATAGGCTTTATGAGACTAAGCTCTGACTGCGACAGACCCTCAAGGACGTCAGTTAAATAACCGTTCTTGCACAAATCCAATATTCTGTAGTCAACTGTGTCGTATGTTTGAATGGCATAATCCAATGTAGCATGTTTGGGCATGTAACCGCGCAAGATTGGTGGTCTCACATTGTCGGTTATGGCAAAGACGC